CCGTTAATCCATAAAAACAGACCGTCATACTTTGCATCTGCACCGCATTCTACCAAAAATTCCAGCAGTTTGTTATTAAGCAGTTCCGTTTTGCTCTTTTTGGCCGTAGGACTTGAAGTCCCTCCGTAATACTGTTTTACCGTCTTTGTTGCTGTATCTTCACTTATTGATCCGCTATATAACTTTACCCTGTCCATTCTGTCCTCCTGTCCGTTTACACTCTTTCATACCCTTCTGCAATATTAACTTCTGAACTGGAATAGACCGGACTGGCTCCAGCATCCTCAATGACTGCCAGGGATGAAAAGGTATCTGTATCTATTACAGAAATCCCGCTTCCCCCGCCGCTGCTTCCCGGCTCTCCCCGCTCCCCTCTTGGTATCCTAAAATTAAGGATCACTTCACCAGCAGTGCCGGCATTGGATACCTCTGCCTGGGTGCCGGGTTCTCCTGTCACAACTGACCCAATTTTTATAGTTGCCGGTTTCCCGTCTTGGCCTTTCCCTCCCCTTGCAGGCTTTCCGGTGTCTACATCACCTGTAAACCAGTTCCCATTTTCACCTATGTATGGCGTAAGCCCATCTGCACCATGAAGTGATGCAAGCCATTCTTCTTCCGTCCCTGTATATCCATACATTACCGCTATTTCATATGCTGACATGCCATTTTCACCGGAAGGAATCTGGGAGACGGCTTCACTGACCATCGCCCCCACGTCTTCCGTCTTCGTATAATCCTCTAGGATGGTTTTTGTCTCTGCTTCCGAAATATAACCTGCGTCATTGTCAAAAGAACTGATATTTCTAGGCACTGTTACTGCTGGGACCGAACCCATATCCATATCGCTTAAGACCCTTTTGCTTGAACCAAGATAAAACATGGAGTTCTGGGGTTCCGCAATGTGTATCTCTGCTTTGCCAAGAAGATAATTCCCTTCAATCCCGTGGGGCCTGCTGATTACCGGGACATATTCGCAGATATTCAGCGCTTCAACCGCATCGTCTATCAAATTCAGGTCCACCGCCTTAATCTCGTAAGTCTCCTTCAGGGTAATAAGAGAACCGTACAGTTTTTCCTCTGCCTTTTTCAAGAGATTTTCAGGAATCGTCACATCTTCCCATGTTGATTCCGTGTCAGGCGCAAAAATAATACCATATTCAGCAGCTTTTTCCTCATTTATAATATATTTCCTGCCATCATTTACGGACGAGATATCAATTTTACCCCCGTCCACTTCCGCACCCACCGGCCGGATCGCTGTATAAGTTTCCGTGGCATCCATTTCCGAAGATAAGTCAATCATGTTTCTTGCAAATTCTATGCTCTGGTGAGAAACTGTCTCATAGTCTGCAAGCCAGTCTATGTAATCCCCGTCTTTCTCATACCTTATCCTGACATGACCTCCCAGGGAAGATTTGAAGCACTTATCTTTTAAGATGTTCCATGAATTCAAAATATTTTCACTGCTTCTCACAATATAATCATTGGGATCTTTTACCGTTACAATTCCGGCTTTGAACTGCTGCCACTCCATGACCTGTGAATTATGGTTGTCAACTATCATCCTGAACAAAGCATCCGGGCTTCCTTTAAATTCAAAAGGTTCCATATAGGAATCATTAAAAAACGCAAGCTTGCCCTCCGCTTCCACAGACTTCCCGTTATAAAAATCTTTTTTATCGGAAATGACCCTCCCCTTAAATATCGTTTCCCCGTTCCGTATGACCGCTATAAGTGGGTACAGCTTCTTTATGGTCTGGTAATTCAGATTGTTTTCATAAATCTTAAAGTTAAGGCTACCTGCGGCATTATCCTCAAGGGAAAGTCTGGGGCTGACCAGCTTCAGGTTCGGGTTCCGGGGATCATAAATCTGCCTGTCTCCATTTTTGATGATTATCAAACCAGCTCCCCCTTCCTATATACAATCCTGACATGCCCCTTTCCCGATACTTCCAGACTGTTAATCCCATCCTGTAATGTGAATTCCGGTATCTCATAAGTACCTGTTTTCAAAAGAACGCTGGTCCCTGCATAACTTATACTTATATTTCCCTCCACGGTAATTGTCGGCATGACCGGCATCCTGCTGTTTACAAGTAGGATTTTTCCGGGTGACTTGATTTCCTCATTATGTACTGTGACCTGACTTTCCAGCTTGTAGGGACTCACCCTTGCCTCTGCCTGCAGCTCATATAAATTCCCGGACTGCTTTTCTCCTGTAAAGGACAACCGGCCTTCATAATAAAAGTTCCTGTCTCTCTCCAGTACAATTTTCATTTTTCTTCCGTGGAGGTCACTTTTCATCCTGTCTTTGTCTGACGCGCTGAATAAAGTGAATTTAAAACTGATTTTCCCATCATCAAAAACCACTCCCCCTACTGCTTCGGTCAGATCTATTGACGAATCGCCGCCTGCAATGTCCACATAGTTTTCTTTGACAGAAGGAGGCGTTATCCGTGCATAATTCATAACCGCACCGTAATCTTCCTTTGAATGTTTACTGCCAAATACTGCGCCGAATATCATCAGTTATGCCTCCTTCTCATATAAATAATCTTTCCAAGTTCCTCATTCAGCGGCTGCGCCAGCTCCCCTACCAGAGCGCCGGAGTCAAGAACCATCTGCATATTTGCAAACATCGGAAGATATTCGCTTAACAGCGCATACAGCCTGTCCAGCAGTTCATAAAGCTGGATGTTATTTTCCGACACTGCTGCCGAAATCATCTCCATGAGCGTCTCTGTACCGCTCACCACTTCGCTTCCTGCTTCCCCTCCTGCCATAATCTGGCCTGCCTGGTTTATGCCGAAAGCTGTCGGTTTATCCATAATCATAGGACTGTCCATTGCCTTTTTGTACCAGTCAACACCTATATGCGGGATGGAGGGTGGATCCAGTGAAAAGCTTCCAGATATATTAAAATGAGGCAGTTTTATGTGGGGCAGCTTCCAGTCGAAGTCAAAAAATGACTTTAGTTTATCTACTGTATTGGAGACAAAGGATTTTACTGCATCTAATTTTTCTGAAACGCCGGACCGCAGACTGTCAAACTTTTCAATCCCTTTTGCCCGCAATGCCTCAAACCCTGCAACGCCCTTTTCTTTCAGGGTGTTGATCTTTTCAGCCGCTTTATCCTTTAATTCATTAAATTTTGACACGGCGCTTTCTTTGAGGGCGTTGACCTTTTCGGTTCCCCGGTCCTTAAGCTGATTGAATTTATCCACTGCACCTTCTTTAAGCTTTTCCACCCGCTCAACAGCCTGGTCTTTCAGTTCATTAAACTTCTGGACTGCGTTTTCTTTCAGGCTGCTTACTTTCTCAACTGCGTTTTCCTTTAGCTGGCTGAATTTTTCAGATGCACTTTCCCGTAAATTTTCAATTTTTTCCGTGGCTTTATTTTTTAGTTCATCGAATTTTTCTACTGCCCCATCCTTCAATTCGTTAAATCTTGTGACTATCTTCTCTTTCAGTTCCCCGGCTTTTTCCGATATATTAGAAGTGAAATTATGGAATCCCTCTTTTATATTCTCAAGAAAATTATCTATAAAATTGCGGAACGATTCACAGTTATCATAAAGAAGTTTAAAACCGCCAACAAAGGGATTTACAAGGAGTGCAGCCAATGCCTGCCAGTTATTTTTTACAAAATCAATAATCCCTGAAAAGAAACTTCTTATCTTATCAACCGCGCCGCCAACTATTTCCCTAGTCTTGTCCCATACCCTTCCAGCCCATTCCCTAATCTCATCCCAATTCTTATAGACTGCCACTCCTGCCGCAACCAGTGCTGCCAATACCCCTATAACAATCCATACTGGCCCGGGAATTGCTGCAATGGCTGAAATAAGTCCTCCGCCACCACTAATTTTCCCTATCAGCCCGCCAATGCCGCCTATCAGCTTGCCTCCCACACTAATAATAGAACCTATTCCAGTTGCCACCTTACCGAAAAAGATTAATACGGGGCCTGCTGCTGCAAGAAAAGCCGCTACAGATATAATCATCTTTTTTGTGCCATCATCAAGACCTGCTATCCAGTCACAGACTTTTGAAAGCCATTCAACAGCCTGTTTCAGATACGGCATAATGAGGGTAACAAACTGAATAGCTAACCCTTCTAACTGCGACTTAAGCAAAGTAATCTGTCCAGATAAATTATCGTTCATCGTATCTGCCATGCTTTTAGCCGAACCGTCACAGTTTTTAATCGCCTGATTAAGTTTTTCAATGTCCGAAGGCGCTGCATTCATAATTGCCAAAAATCCGCTCATAGCTTCCCTGCCGACCACCATTTCCGCATTTGACGCCCTTTCAGATTCTGACATCATGGAGAATGCTGTTCTGCAATCCCCAAGTATCTCACCAAGGCTTCGCATACTTCCGTCAGTATTGGTGGTCTGTATTGTCATTTCACCAAACTGTGCGCCAGCAAATTTTACCTCTCCTTGCAGATTTGAAAGGATACTCCGCAAAGAAGTACCTGCCTGTGATGATTTAATACCGGCATTCGCCATCAGGCCAATGGCTTCCGCTGTATCCTCTGCGCTATATCCTAAAGCACCTGCCACTGGTGCAACATATTTAAACGTTTCCCCCATCATGGAAACATTCGTATTTGCATTGCTGGATGCTGTTGCCAGAATATCCGCAAAATGACCGCTGTCCGAAGCGGTAAGCCCAAAGGCTGTAAGCGCGTCCGTCACAATATCAGAAGTAGCTCCCAGACTTTCCCC